GCTTTACAGCACAACAGTTCTAGTTAATAACACAACAGATATTAACGGCGCAGTAGGTGACGTTGGCACACAGTCAATTACATTTACTTGTAACTCACCAATCGTAATTACCACTTCATAATACACAGAATAGGGGCTAACAAATGGCTAAGTTGAAAATAACTAAAATAGATGGCGCGGTATCTGAGCATCAGATCACGCCGTTTATTGAATACGCGTTTGAATTGTATGCAAAAAAAGGTTTCCACAAAGCCTTTAGAGATGACGAAAAACAATCCGATGTGTATTGGCTAGCGCATGAGTGCTTGAGAAATAGCGGCGAAACCGTGCCAATGTTCGGTGCAGAATTTCTTAAAACACTTTCAAAGGTCGAAGTTTTAGACGATGACCCGGAATTATAAGGCGTGACTCGTTTACTTACTTGATTGCACGGATCAGTTTGGAAACGGGAATACCGCCTAAAGATTTAATAGCTTTAGATGGCAGAATGTTTGAAGCACTATTGCAAGCGATGAAAGACAGAGCAAAGGAGATGCAAGATGCCAGTAGCGGTAAAAGGCGGCATCGAGCTTCGTAAAGCCCTGCGAAAATTTACACCAGATTTAGCCAAGGAAACACAAAAAGAAATGGCTAATTTGCTTAAACCCATTACGGCTAAAGCACGGGGATTTATGCCTACTAAAGCACCTCTATCTGGATGGGGAAAAGTTCCTATTAAAGGTAATTTTCCTTATTACAACGCAAAAGCAGCTAGAGGCGGCATAGGTTATAAGACAACACCAAGCAAAGCTAATAGACAAGGTTTTAGATCATTAGCTCGTATTCAAAATGCATCTGCTTCTGGTGCTATTTACGAAACAGCAGGGCGTAAAAACCCCGGTGGAAATTTTAGCCCTAGATTACCCGGTGGCTTGGTTGGCTCAGGCAAGATGGCAGGTCGAGCATTATTTAAGGCATGGGCTCAAGATGGAGGCAAAACTAACGCAGCTGTTATTAAAGCTATTGAAGTATCCCGAGATAAATTTAATGAAGCTGTGGGGTATCACTAATGGCTAATGATCCGTCAATTAGGATTGATATTGCTGCCGAATTCGTTGGCAAAAAAGCATTTGCTAGTGCAGAAAAAAGTACAAATAAATTAGAGGAAACTGTAGGTAAATTAGGTAAGAAACTAGCTTTAGCATTTTCTGCCAAGGCAGTATTTGATTTTGCCTCAGCTGCGGTTAAAGCATTTGCTGAGGATGAAAAGTCTGCCGCAATCTTAGCTAACACAATGAAAAACTTGGGTTTAGAATTTCAAAACCCTGCAGTAGAAACTTTTATATCAAAGTTATCTGCCGCTACAGGTGAGATCGATGATAATTTAAGGCCAGCCATGCAGAAGTTGTTGCAGGTAACTGGCTCGGTTATGCAATCTCAGAAATTATTAACACTAGCCTTAGACGTAGCGGCGGGATCAGGTCAAAGTTTAGATACAGTCGTATCTGATCTTGCTGCTGCTATGGCTGGCAATACTAAAGGTTTAAGAAAATATGCTTTAGGTTTAACCTCAGCTGAACTTCAAACAATGAGTTTTGAAAGTTTGACGGCTAAACTTGCTAGTACTTTTGAAGGTTCGGCGGCCAAAGCTGCAGAAACTTTTGCAGGACAATTAAAGATTCTTTCAACTGCTGCAGGTGAAGCACAAGAAACAATAGGTAAAGGTCTTGTAGATGCCTTTAATATTCTTTCTGGTGATTCTGGGGGCATAACTACACTTACAGATAAACTCGCAACACTTGCACAAAATGTTGCAGACATAACAGTAGGCATGGCTATATTTATTGATAAATTAAAATCAATACCCGGTGTAGCTAAAGGTGTCGAATTTCTATTTAATCATTTTATAGATATTTTTAAAACTTTAAATCCATTATTACAGCCCATCATTGATCTTTTAACTTATTTTGGAAAACTAGGTAAAGAAAAAACAGGTACTTTTCAAGTAGGTATGTCGGTTACAGGTGCTACTGATTATTATTCAAATCAGCAAAAAGCTATTACTAAAGCCGAAAAAGATGCAGAGGCCAGACGTTTAGCCGCAATTAAAGCTGCAGCCGCTACAAAAGCTAAATTAGATAAAGCCGCTAATGCCAAAAACTTAGCTACGCAAAAAGCCGCCGCTATGTTTGATCTTAACAAAATACAAATAGCAGCTGCGCTTAAATCCACTTACGACAAAGATGAACGCTTACGCCTATTGGCGATGCAAGCATTGGAAAACGATAATGGTGAAGCTGCGCTTGAATACATTAAACAATTAAACCTGCTAACAACAGAACAGCAAACCAATAAATTAGCTGGCATTAAAAATATTAGCGAAAACGAACTAAATTACATAAATCAATTATTGCTTGATGAATTACAGCGTATTAAAACTACTAAAATGACTGAGGAGGAAGCCGCATTAGCTCGACAGGCTGCCTACGCTAAATACAATGCAGCCATCCAGCAATCAGGTGGATTAGCTGAGGCTAATTTTTATAGTGAAAAAACTCAAGTTGAATTGTTAACGATTGCTAAATTAGCTGCGTTAGATACGGTAGCTGCGGCTCAAACCACTATGGATATTCTTAACTACAAATCACAAACTGATATTATTGACAAGGTAGCTGCGGCTCAAGCAATAGCCGATAAAGCTAAGATGGATGCGTTAAAAGAGTATTTAGCCGAGGCTGGTAAAACAATTACTCAAACTGTTATTACTAAAAATGTAGTTGAAACCCCGGACGGTGGCCTTGTAATAATACCTGATAAACCTAAAACTCAAGCACAATTAGCATCGGACTTATTAGCCGCAGGATCAGGCGCGGGTGCTGGTACTAGCTCATCAATGTTTAACCCTTATGCGCCCGGTAATGGCGCAGGTTTTGGTACACAAGCACCACCTATGGAAGTTACTATCAATATTGAAGGTTTAATTGATACAGGTAATTTTGATGAGGTAGTCAATCAAGCGATGATTAACGCCCAGCGTAAAGGATTTTCACAATATGCAGCCGGGGCGTTGCCATGACCGTACCTACAGTAAACGCGGTTATTAACTTTGGCACAGGTGCTTCGTCAGCTCAAGCGATGATTATTGGCGAAGGTATATTGGGCACTAACGTACTGGCAGATTCTGCATCATTAATCGTAGATGTAAGCGATTTAGTAGATACCATCACAACAAAGCGCGGTAGATCAGCTACAGCCGATGAGTTTCAAACTGGCACAATGTCTATGCGAATTGTCGATCAAACAGGTGCGTTCAATCCCCAAAATCCGAGCAGCCCTTACGCGGGTTATTTAACACCTATGCGTAAAGTATCAATATCAGCTACTTATGGCAGCGTTACTTACCCAATTTTCAGCGGTTTTATTACGTCATACAACACAGTTACGCCACGCAATTTAGGTGAACTTGTTTATACAACCATTACAGCGGTAGATGCTTCTCGCTTAGCTCAAAATGCTCAGATTGCTACCGTTACAGCTGCTACAGCTGGCGATTTAAGCGGCACAAGAATTAATCAAATTCTTAATACTATTTCATGGCCATCATCCATGCGTGACGTAGATGCAGGTTTAACTACTTTACAAGCTGATCCCGGTACGGCTCGTACAGCTTTAGCTGCGTTACAAACTGTAGCTAATAGCGAATATGGCGCGGTATATGTAAATGCTTCTGGATCGTGGACATTTCAAGATCGAACAGTAACCGTGGCAAGTTTTGCAGGAACAGCAATTAGTTTTAATGATGACGGTACTCAGATTGGTTACGCTAATGCCGTTTGGCGTTTGGATGACACACTTGTATTTAATCAAGCCAACATCACACGTACGGGCGGTTCGGTGCAATCATCGATTAACACAGCAAGTGTTGCTAAATATTTTGCTCATACTTATAACCAACAAGATTTATTAATGCAGACCGATCAAGTAGCCCTGGACTATGCCCGTGCTTACGTTGCAAGCCGCGCTGAAACTGCTATTCGTTGCGATGCCATTGAGTTAGATCTTTACACAGCCAATTACACCGCTGGCACTATCGCAGCTTTAGATTTAGATTTCTTTGACCCAGTAACTATTACTACTAATCAACCGGGCGGCTCATATTTAACTAAAACATTACAAGTATTTGGTGTATCCCACAATATTTCACCAAATAAATGGCGCACTATTTTTACAACACTTGAGCCAATTATTGATGGTTTTATTATTGGGTCAAGTCGTTCGGGAATTTTAGGAACTAACGTACTTTCATACTAAGGAGAATAGATAAATGGCAACAGGATTTCCAGCAGTAACGGGTGATGTACTTACTAGCGGCATGTTTAACGGCCTAGTGGCGTTTACCCTTAATGCTCAAACAGGTGCTACCTATACGGCAGTATCAACCGATCAGTACCAAGTGCTAGTAACTATGTCTAACGCATCGGCTAATGCTTTCAAAATCCCTACTAACGCATCAGTAGCGTTTGCTGTCGGTACAGTCATTACGGTTATGAATATTGGCGCAGGTACATGCACTATTTCAGCTGTGACTAGCGGTACTACAACCGTATTAAGCGGCGGTTCTGTTGCAGCATCTCCAACTTTGGCGCAATATAGATCGGCAGCTTGTATTAAAACTGCTACAGACACTTGGTACGTTGTTGGGGCTATTGCATAATGTTAAATTCGATTGCAGGATTTATTAATCCAACTGGATTTCCTAAAGCAACGGGCGGCACTATTACATCCGATGCTACTTATTGGTATCACACATTTTCTGCAGGTGGAACATTTACGCCATTATCATCACTTACCGGTTGTGAAGTAATAATTGTTGCGGGTGGTGGTGGCGGTGGATTTGGAACAGCTGCATCAGGTGGCGGCGGTGCAGGTGGTTTACTTTATTTTTCTGGTCAAACAATTTCTACTGCTCAATCGGTTACCGTTGGTGGCGGCGGTCCAGGTGGTACATCCGATGCCGGAACAAATGGATCATCTAGTATTTTTGGCTCATTAACTACTGCTGTAGGTGGTGGTGGCGGTGCAAAATTTGCTGGTGTTACTGGTGGTAGTGGCGGCGGCGGTGGATCAACTACAAGTACAGCTGGTTTAGGTACATCGGGTCAAGGTAATAACGGCGGTACAGGTTTTACATCCGTAAACTATGCAGGTGGCGGCGGTGGTGGTAAAGGTGCTGTTGGTGCTAACTCATCTAGCGGTGTGGGTGGTGCGGGTGGTGCGGGTGTAAATACTTATTCTGCTTGGGCAACAGCTACATCTACGGGATCAGGCGGCTATTACGCCGGTGGCGGTGGCGGTGGCGTGTATGGCACTACCACAGTAGGCGCAGGTGGAAACGGCGGTGGCGGTGCAGGTGGCGTTTATTCAGGTGCATCACCAGTTGCAGGTACAGCTTTAACGGGCGGTGGCGGTGGCGGCGCAGGAAATGGCACAGGTGGCGCAGGTGGATCAGGTCTAGTTATGGTGAGGTATGCAAAGTGAGTCATTGGGCAGAAATAGACAGTAAAGGTTTAGTGTTACGCGTATTAGTAGGTGATAACAATGCGCCCGATGAAGGCCAATCATTTATGGAGTCACTTGGCGGCACATGGGTAAAGACCAGTTATAACGGCACTATTCGTAAAAACTACGCAGGTATTGGTTATACGTACGATTCAGATCGTGATGCTTTCATACCTGCTAAATGCCATGATGAAGCAAAATTAGATGAAACTACTTGTAGATGGATATGTGCAGATGACAGCCACAAGCTATAACCTGTGGCCAGCATCTAGCGATCCTGAGTCGATCCGTATCAAGTCTTATGCAATCAAAGGCAGCCACGTAAAGCTGCGTTGCGCTTATTTCGCTGCACCTTTATTGGTAGCTTTCGCTGAGCAATTTAATGAATTGATTGAACCGATCGATGCCGGGGCGGATGACTGGGGCTACTGCTATCGCATGGTGCGCGGCACTACCGACAAGCTGAGCAATCACAGCAGCGGTACAGCCATTGACCTAAACGCGAATAAGCATCCGATAGGCAAGGCTGGCACATTCCCGGCTGAGAAAATACCAATGATTCAGGCTTTAGCTAAAAAATACGGCCTCGCGTGGGGTGGCGATTACCATAACCGTAAAGACGAAATGCACTTTGAGATAGCCCTAGACCCGCTAAAGGCTGCCAAACTTATAGAGAAATTAGGGCTGTCTTACCAAATCACCTAAAGGGCAATTAGGAGAAACCATGCAAGACCAACTAAAGGCCGCTGGCCTGTCTTATCTACGCGCCGCTTTC